GTTTGACCATTTAAAACAGATACAAAACTTTCTAAACCTTGTTTAACTCTTGTAACATTATAATCGTGATTAAATTGTGAAAAATCTAAGCTACTAAGTTTTCTGTCTTTTACACGATCTTTTAATTGTATAGTTTGACCATAAAATGTAATATTGTAACTATATGGTACATTGTTTTTTAATTTAACACCATTCATAACAATGTAACCTGCTCTAAATGGCTTATAGTTTAATTCAAGTATTGCATCTAATTTAGAGTTTGCATCAAATATTCCATTTGGAATTGCATCACTTATAAGATCTCTACGATAGTAATGTTTAAATAGTTTATTATTTACATCACTTGCTGGTAAATTAAATGTTTTACTAAAATCTGTGAATACCTTTTCAATGTCTCTAATATCTTGTATTGTTTGTGTTAGTGTTATTTGCTCGTCTTCAAATAAATCTAAATGCTGAAAATTAATATCAGTAATTAAATTAATTTCGTTCCATTTCCTAAATGTATTTTCCCACAATGTTTCTGTTAAGTTCCAAATATCTGGGTTTGGTTGTGGACTATCTAATAATATACTTGGTATTGCTAACCCTACTTGGTTCATTATCGTATAGTATTTAGTTTGTCAAAAGCAAATTTAAAGTTTATTGTATAGTTTGAAAGTTTATCGTTTAAACTTGTTTTAAATGTAACTTGTTTATTTTGTGGTATTACAGGTAATTGCTGATTATCTTTAAAAAGCCAACATCTTGGAGACATTAATAATTCTTCTATGACTTGATTGTAACTATCATTTACATATCCTGTGTTTAGTGTAATACTTTCTCTGCTTGTTACATTTCTTGTTTTATATTGATGATTATTTATTGAATATGTAGCACCTGTTGTTAATGTATTTGCTTTGTATTCTTCGCGATTAACATCTATGCTTTCAATGGATTTTAAAAAGAAATTGACTCTTTGTAATGCACCAAAACGATTAACAAATGTTATTGGCATATTCGTAAATTTTTTACAAGTTTGCTCATCAACTTTAATTGTTTCTGTACTACCACCTGACACAACATCTACACTTGTCAAAGATGCTGTTGTGCTTGTTGCATATTCTATTGCTGTATTAGTTGTATCTATTCCTGTACCAACTGTTACACTTGATACTGTTGTACTACCATTTTTAAAATTTACTGTTGTTGCGCCTGTTAATGTATCTGCACCTGAGTTTACACTTAAATTAGCAAGAACAGGTATTTTTAAGATCTCTTGACTTTCTCTAAATATGGTATCGTTTGACATTAATTTTGTAGTACTTCCTTTAAATGTATTTAGTGTTTGTGTTGTTGTACTATTGGTTTGTGTTTCTGTTGTAAAACCATCTTCGAAATATCCAACACCATCAAAAGCTAACATATTTGTTGTTATGGTTGGTAAATTACTTGTGCCATCATTTGGCGTTGCTATAGTTTTAACCCACAAATTAAGACCATTGTTACCGAAAGACCCACTAAAACTATATTCAATATAATCTTTAATCAATTCACCAATTTCAAAAATGACAAAGTTATTATTAGCAACTTCGTTTTTTCTTAATTGATATGTTGTTGTTGGACTTGTTTGGTATGTACCACTATATATTGCAATATTTAAAGTACAATTTGCTAATGTTGCATTTGCAACTTTAATATATACAGGTGTATTTATATTTATTTTAAAAATTGCCATTTATTTACTTTTGTCAAATATTAATTGTATTTCAGCATCAAAGTCATCACCTATTGCTTTTGCAATTTCTAGTGGTAAATTAGTATAGTATTTAAAAAAAGGTTTTGTAAAAAATAATGTTGGCTTTATACCTTTGCCATATATAGATCTCGCTATTAGAAAAGTTAAAGATTTTTTAAAACCAACTGAATCTACACTTCTTTTTACGAATCTACCTTTTGTGTCTCTTATTCTTTTGTTAAACTTGCCACCTCTTCTAATTACCCATTGATCAAATGCTGATGGTGGCGGCATTTTATCTGTGTATTTAAATTCTGGAAAATTATTACCATAATATTTTTTACCTAAACTTTCTCCTTTTTTTGTACCTTTTACACCAAGATCTTGGTATTGTCCGTACCTCTCCATAAAAAATGTAATTAAACTTTTTCTTTCTGTAATATTATCTTTAAAACCAATACTATTTAATAATTTACCACTTAGTGCATTTCTTTGTGCATTAAATTTAGCTTCATAAACAACCTTAGCTGCGAATGTTCTTAATACCTCTGTTAATTTATTTAAGATCATTAGCAAATATTTATATCATTATCAATTAAAATATCCATAGTAGCAACCCAACCAGCAACTTCGTTTTCAAATCTGTCGTAAAATGGCTCACAACTAACAACACCATCTAGTTGGTATTTATTTGTATATAATGTACCACTTCTAAGTAATTCAATAAGTTTATTTGCAACTGCAAGTTGTGTGTTTAATATATCGTGTTCATTATTGTTACCAAAAAATATATCTGTTGTTTCATCTTTACTCTGATCTACAATATCCATACATATAACACTTATGTTAAATCTTAATATTTGCTCTTCCTGTGTTACTGTATTAATAATAATATGACTTAATGGATATATTGTTTGTTTCGATAAATCTACTTTTGTAATATCTCCTGTTGTTACAGTATTAACATTTTCGTCATTTAACAAATTATCTCTTATTGTTGTTGTTATTAAATAAAAACCTCTTACGCCAATGTTACTCATTTTATTGTTTTATTAATTTGTTTTTGTTCTAGTTCGTTTTTTTCTTTTATAAATTCTAAAGCGTATAAACATTCGTGCATATTTAATTCAGTGATATCTTTGTACTTTGTAATATCTCCTTTAGCGAGTGCATAAATTGACTGATACCAGCCCCACCGAGTTCCGAAGTTTGCAACTGCTGAAAAGTTTCCATCTCCTGTGGACTCAAATAGTCCAGAATATTCTTGCTCAAGTCGTTCCCTAAATTGTAAAAAAAAACAATGCTGCTAAAAACTACATCTAATGGCATTTTTTTCATTTCTGTAAATTCACCACCTTCATATTTTTTTATTGTATATCTGTCATTGTATTTATGTACCAAAGGTCTATACAAAACACCCATTGCTCTATGTATATTTTGCCAATCTTTAAAATAAGTGTCAAGATCTACATATTCGCCAAAAGTCATTTCGTCTAATGATGGTATAAAACCATACTTAATGTTGTCTAATTCAAAGTGTCTAATTAATATTTTGGTTTCTTGCTCAAATATATTTGTTAAAGTTTTTGATATTTTATTTATATGTGACATTCTAAACTCTATAATGTTTTTATAAGGTATGTCGCAAAAAATTTCAATCATTTTTGAGCCAATAACAAACTGATCTTCTTCTTCTTCTTGCATTTTTAGAAACATCTGATATTGTTCTAAAGTAATATCATTTAAAGAATCAGGAACATTAATTTTTAACCTCATAACTATATAACAATTTAATTAATATATTTTAAAAAAAAAAGGTAGCCATTTCTGACTACCTATCAAACAACTAACATTAAAATAAAAACAATTATTTATAACCTATGAAAAAAACCCTATTGAGTTAGCTGCTCGTGTTTTTTATTAAAAGGTTTACTTGGATATTCTTTACTTAGAATAAACTTAAAGTATTCCTTTTTACTAACAAATTCTTTTTTTAATGGGTGCAAATATTTCATTTATCTTTATTTACAAGTATATTACCCTCTAGATCAAGTATTGTGTAATTATGTTTTAACAATAACTCAATAGAGTCCTGTATTGCTTTAGCTTTTTGCTGTATTCTGTATGTTTCAAATATTTCGTTACTTATTGGCATCTTTTATTATAACATTTTTATTAACAAATTTTTCATATTTTTTGATCATTTCTTGCTTTTCCTTATGTGAATTTACAAATTTAGGTATTGATAACCAATACTTTGGCTCACTTTGTGCAAAAAATCTCTTTAATATCCAACCTAATACTCTCATTTTTTTGTGATCATAGGTTTTAATCTCATACCATCTTCTGCTATATTAATTTGTATATGTGTACCATTAAAGCAGCAAGGTATGTCATTATCTAAATCGTAACAAGTTTTATCATTTGGGTTCCAAACAAATATTCTTTCACTTGCCATTTCTAATAAATTTATAAGATCTTCGTTTGATAATCTATTATATATATTTAATAATTCTTTAGTGTCCATAATAAGGATTGGTTTGCATTTTTGGTGTACCATCCCATAAATAAGCATTGCTGTATGAATTTATATTTATGCTTGGGTCTTTAGAATCTCTGTAATATTTAATTCTACATAAAAATTGTTTAGATAAATGCTGTGATGGTAAATAAGGTACAACAGCATCGTGATATGTATCACTTTTTTCATCTATCTTTCTATTTTCTAAATAAGCAAACATTGCACTTGATTTACCTATTTTCTTTGTTACAACATAATAATCTATGTTTGTTTGATCGTACCCCCAAGATCGGTAGAATATATCTCCAACCTTAATATGTTCGTTATTGTATGTATATCTACGCATAAGGTAATCTTGTATTAAGCATTGCTGTGATCTTATCTTCGTGTGTACCAATGTATTTACCACATATTGGTATACATTCTGTTGTAACAATAATACCTTTTTTGTATTTCTTGTTTTTTAATATTGTATCTTTTTCTAATACAACATTTTTTCTACCTGTATAACCCAAAACTTCTCTGTCTGGTTTATCAGTTCTAATTCTACCAATAAGTTTACCTCTAAAATAGTAATCTATTGTGTAGCCAAGTATTTCAAATGTATTTGCCATTTTATGTTTATTTGTATCTAATATAACAATAATTTGTCAGAACTAAAAAAAAAATGTTATTTATCGTATTGCATATTTTCCAAAGTTTGGTTTCGATAATATTGAATAAGTTGCGTATCTGACTGCGTCTGTAATATGATTATGTTTATCCTCTGGTATGTTTGTTAATTTACCTGTACGATCTTCTTTCCATTTATAATTACGAAATTCTTGTATTGCATTTTTACTATCTTTATGTATATACAGCTTGTACCTTTTTAAAAGATCTATACCTGCATTAACAGAATCTTTACCTTTTAAACTTGGACGAATATTCCAACCCATTCGTCTTAACTCATCAATAAGTCGTGGCTCAGCACTATCTAAATAAATCTGTTCTTTACTTATACCAACCTCTTTAAATTTATTATGTATATCTAATGTTGTCATCATTGTTCTATATAAATGCTCTTTTATATATAGATCATAACCATTTTTATATACACTAACAAGTGTAGAAGGGTCATTTGTATAACCTGCATCTGCACCATACGAAACAAAAGTAGCTTCTTCAGGCAATACACTATATTCATAATAATTAAATATTACAGCTTTACTTGTACCTTTTTCTCCAAGACCATATATTTGCCAATACTGCTCATCTGTCAATCGTAACCTTTCAATCTCATCTACAAGTGTTTGTTCTAAAAATGGGTTGTCTAAATAGTTTGTTTTTAAAAAACTTGCATCGTCTCTTGGTATTATCTTGTCATATATCCAATGATACTCTTCGCTTGGGTTATAATCTAAAATAATTTTCTCGCTTGTTCTAAATAATAATTGTTGCCAATCTTCGTAGTATAGTTCGTTTGCTTCATTTATAAATAGTAAATCTCGTTTTCTTCCTCTAACCTTAACAGGCTGATCTAAACTTATAAATTCAATAAGATTACCAAACAAAGTATATTCAGAGCTTGATTTGTTGTGATAATCTTCATTATATATATTATATTTTCTTAATATACTTAAAAAATCTCTTAAAACAGTTGCCCTAAGAGCAGGAAAAGTTTTACGACATATAGTAATAATCTTTTTACTATTTCGTAGGCAATAATAAAAAATAATAAAAAGAAGAATATTGTAGGTTTTTCCACTTCTTGTGCCCCCTTGGTTAATTATAATTTTCTTGTCACTCTTTACAAGGTGTTTAAAGACAACATTACTCTGTATCTTTATTTGCATCTATTATTTCAATTTTTACATCTTTTGGTATGCCATCTGCACCTGTTATTTCTTGCCTTTCGACATATCCTCTTTTTTTACCTCTTGTTTTTAATAAGAATATTGTTGCTGCTGTAGAGCCATCTTGTATTTGTTTATGTAATTGACTCTCTGCAAAATCTAATGCAACATTTTCAATATCATCTACTTTCTTTGCAAATTCTTTATCCTCGTTATAGTAATTATAAAAGGTTGTTCGCCCAATGCCAACTTGTTTACAAGCCCTTGTTACAACTCCTAATGATTTTTCAAGTGCTTCGATTAATGCTTTTTTTATGTGTTCACTTTTGTTCACTTCTTATAGTTTATATTTAATATTTTTGGTGCTGCATTATTCCAGCTTACTCTATGGTGTAATCTTCTAAAATTTAAACCCATCATACTTACTTTTACACAACTTGGAGAATATATTACACTATAAAATGATTTTAAATAAGTGCCTTGATCTAAATAAATATCTGTCAGACCACCTTTATTTTGTTGTGTTGGTGTTTGTTCTAATCCTATTTCACATATTGTAAAAAAAAGATCTCCCACTTCACCCTGCTTTACATATGTTGTAACATCTTCATTTACTCTTCCCAAAAATGTGAAAGGTCTTTCGGTACTACAAATAAAAAAATTCATTGCTTTTCTTGTAATACCATTTTTAAATACGTGGCAGCTACTACCACCAATAAAATCACCCCCCTGTGCTATTGCTAATGTTTTTAAATTTGTGCTTCTAAAATATTTTAATAATATTTCTATTATATTACTAACATTTTTTATTAATGATTTTCTTGTAATATACTTACCTTTTTCATTTACCTTAAATCTAAAACCAGTATAATCGTCATCTAAAACTAAAAAATATTTATAATTAAGATCTTTTGCTATTTTAAAAACTTCGTTTCTAGCATAAACAACTACCTTTTCGTTGTCGTAATTATCTCCAATGTCAAAGTATTTTACTTTTTTTTTGTCAAAGACAACAACTTCGTCTTGAAAATTTTCTTTATACTTATATAATTCTTTATCGTCTGTACTACAAACAATCTTTATATCTCCTGTATAGTTTTGTTTTTTAAGTGTGTAATATGTTTTTACATTGTCAGCACGACCATATGATAAAATAAAAGTGCAAAAATTATTCATTATTCATATATTCGTTATATATCTCCTCTTGTAGTTTTACATAACCATTCCTAAGAGCTTTGTCAAAATCAATAATTACAAGTGCGCTTTGCTCCATTAAATTTTGAACATTTTTTCCAGAGTGCGCATAGTAATCTGCAACTTTACTATAATCAAATACCAAATGTCTTTGTGCAGCTTTTATTAAAAACTCTTTTTCTTCTTTTGGTAATTTACTTGATTTTATATTATTTAATAATTCGTTAGTTTTTTCTTGATTTATAAGATCTTTAATTTTTGGTTTTTCTTCGCTTGGTGTGTAAATTGGTGCATCAATTTTTTTTGTATAAATACTTTCATCATCTTCTAATCTTTGTGGTACATTTATAGCCCAATCATCAAGCTCATCTATTTCCCAATCATTCGCCAATAAATCCCAATCCCAATCGCCATATGCGACATTGTCTTTTACAATAAACTCTTTTTCTTGTTTCTTTGTTAAATTCTCTGCTCTTATAATATATATATCTTTAAAACCTGCTTCAAGACAAGCTCTGTATCTCATATTACCACCAATAATTATATTTTGTTCGTTAATAACAATTGGTCGCAGTTTTAACATTTCTGGAAATTGCTTTACGCTTTTGACTAATTTTTTAAATTTACCATCAGTTATATTTCTTGGATTTTCTGCATTTAAAGATATAGCGTTAATTTTTACTTTTTCAATCATAATGTACCTCTTAATGTATAACTATCAATGTCAGCGTCATCTACGAAAAATTGTTTGTATCTTGCTATTGCTTCGTAGGTTTTTTGTTTACCACTATTATAAAAATCTTCACTACAATCCATAATACCTATATCTAAACTGCCTTTGTCTATAACTAAAAATACAAAATTTTTATAATTAATATTAAATATTGAACAGTATATAAATACTTGCACATCATAATGTAATTTATATGGACTACCGACAGAGTATTTTCTCTCTGGTTGCCATAAACTTATGTCTGCTGTGGTTTTTAAATCTACTATTCTATCTTTACATAATACATCTGCTTTACCTCTAAAAGGTATATCATTAATTTTACCAATTTGTGGAACTTCATATTCACAATTAGTTAGTAATTTCATTGCTTGTTCGTTTCTGTATATAGCATCTTGCAATCTTTCTGTTTCTGATCTTTCTTTTACTGTAAATATATTTTTATTATCTTTTTCAGCATCTTTAAATTTTTTTGTATTTCTACTTTGTACATCTATAAATACTTGCTTGGAAAATTTATGTGGCTCTAATACAGCACAATGCAACAACCAACCTGTTTTTAAAGCAGTTGTCATTGGCTGTGCATATTCTGTGAGGTATTTATATTTTTTTGGACTTTTTAATAAATGTTTTATTGATGAACTACTTAATGCTGCTTTACCTAAATAATCGTAGTAAAAATCATCATCTGTCATCTTTTTTAGTAAATCGCTTACTTCCCAAGTCTGCGAATCTAATAGTGTCATTTGCTTCATTCAGTTTATTTTTTAATGCTTGTATCTCTTTTTTATACTGCAAATCTAATTTTTGGTATTTTTCTTGCAATAAATTGTGATCTATTTTTAGCATATGTGTGTACATATACATTTGATTTATACATTTAATTTTATCTTGTATATTAGATTTTTGTTCGTCTAATAATCTTTGCTCGTATTCTTTAATTAATATTTGTCCTATAAAGTTAAAAGCTGCTTCGAAGATTAAAAATTGTTGCATATTATGTTTATTTACTACAAATATAAAAAATTAATTTATATTGGTAATTATAGCATCTCTTTCATTAATTAAATAGCAAGTTTTTAAAACTTTTTTACTTTTCCATAATGTACTTTCTGGACACCATAGTTTTGTAGTTTCTTTTAATTCTAATTTGTTTAACCAAAATAAATAATTAGCCTTTGGATCATTTACAAAATATAATTTTACAATATCTTTATCCATATCCATTAACTTATCATACTTATATTTCTCTAAAAGTTTTTTTTCGTAGTAATCATTTCTGAATTTCATTTCAATAACACATTCAAAACCTTTCGGTGTTAAACCTTTTGCATCGAAATGTTCATATTGATTTTTACTCCATTCTAAGTCCCAACCAAGTATGTTAAGTATTGCAACAACTGCTTTTTCCCATTTTTGTATGTTATTTATTTCAGACACTCACTCACCTCTTTTATCCATTGATTAATCATTTTGGCATTACAGCTACAAAAGCTGGGCTCGTGATATTTATGTTTCATATATTTTGAATGCAGCGCACACATAACCTGAAAATCTTCATAGACCATTTCACTTTTAAGTGTTGATCTAATTTTTTTCCATACTTTACGATCTACAATTTTATCTTGTTCCATTTTTTTCGTCTTTCATCACACCCGCAATTAGGATATATTTTTTTCCATATATACCTAATGCCTGTATATTTTGTAATGTAATAAACTAAGTCACCTAATCTCATAAACTATATTTTAAAATAACATTTTTTTTTATTAAATAAGCCTTTTTCACCTTTGTATCACCTCTACCTACAAACTCTACAGCTTTTAATTTATTTTCTGTAATACATTTTTTAATATCATTAACTAAAAACCATTTATAAAAAATGCCATCTGTAATTAACCAATATTTGGCTTTAGTTGTAGATAAAGCTGAGGGTTTATTATTAAAGTGTGTTTCTACAACAATGTTTCCTGTGTCTTTACTTTTTCCATCAAATTTAACTTCAATACCAAAGTTTTTCTCAGGCACAAAAATATCCCACTCTTTGCAATATCCCTCTACTATATAAGCATTTTTATATTTTTTTTTTATTATAGATAAAATTTTTGTTTCATATTTTTTACCTGTATCTAAGTCTTGTCTAAAAGTATTAATCATTTAATTTCTTGTTTTAAAATATCTTTTACTTTGTTATAAGTTCTGTACAAACTATAATAACTGATTTTACTTTGTCTGCTTAATTCTTTAACACTCATACCGCCTTCAATAATTCTATATACTTTTGCATCATACCAAAACATATCATCTAATTTTTTATTTATTCTCTTATATGTTTTTTCTATGTCTTGATCTAAATTATTGCTTTTTTTAAGCTTGTATAAATACTCATCTATATTAATAACATTTATTTTTGCCTTTTTTAGTTGTAAATTAATTGTCATATGTCTTAAACATTGATATATGTACAAATAATTTATATCTCCTTTATAACTAATGTCTTTGCCTTGATCAATATACTTAATAACTCGAATGTACATTTCTTGTACAAGATCTTCTGCATAATCTTTTAGTCCAAAAGATTTTACAATATTAATCCAATCGTTATGTTTGTTTGTTAACTTTTTTTTTAGATCAGAAGGGTGCATTAATTTGTTCAACTAATGCTAAATTTAGTGTTTTTTTACCATTAATCTCAAACCCAACATTATTTTT